ACAAATCCAGTCCATACTTCCTCCAAGTTATTTGTAAGTCCTACTTCTTTGCCTGTAAAATGAACCTTACCTAAATATCCTGTTAAGGCGTTGATAACAAGTTTGGTTAATGTCATATCCTCGTCCTGAGCAGTCTCCTCCACTACTTGGTCGCAGTATTCTTTGAATAGATTAGACATAGTCATATACCGATGAGTTGAAGGGTGAGGAATAATCTCTTCTCTAACTGAGCCTTCGTCCCTAATTAATTTATCCTCAGGAATATTCGGCATCTTAAAGTTACCGCTCCATACTTCGTCAATACAACGGATTTGATGAGTAATCTTAAATCTAATACCTTCCAATTCTGCTTTCTTTATAATTTTTCTACTATACCAATTTGACATATGAAATAGCGTATTGTCTTCGGTCTCAACAAAGTATAACCCTAAGCCTAACGATTTTTTATCCCAAGCTTCTACTTGTTCTCTGCCTGTAAATCGTATGAAGTCTTCTCGCTGGTTATAAATACAATCCGCATAGCATCTTTTAATATCTACGGCTATTGCCTCGCCTGATAGTAGAAGTCCTTTAATTTCTTCGCCACTATATTTATCGCTTGTTCGTCCCATATGAACTCTGTACTTTACATTTTCTACACTCAAAGCCTTAAGGACTTCGTCATTAGGACTTGATAAGAAGGGGGCTTTGGTTAATTCAAAAGGATACATATCTTTCCATATAGAATTCATAGCATATACAAATGTCTCGCCTTGATATTGTTCTCCTCTCCATTCCATATATCTTTTCATACGCTTATCAACTGGACTTGTAAATACTATTGTATCATCATATACTAATCTCTGTATAGTTCCGTTTTCTACTACAACCGACTTTTCAGTTAAAGGGTATGGAATTTCCATTTCATTTTCTATTAAATATTCCATAGCATAGTTGTTTTGGAAATTCATACTGACAAGGTCATTCGCTTCCTTCTTTAACTTACTATATACATTCCATAATAGTTTATCCTTGAACCAAAACTCGGTAACTCCATTAGGAACTTTATTTTTCTCTACAAATTCAGCATATGATTTAACGGCTTGTTTTTGTTGCTCCATCTGTTGTTTATTTTGTTCCCATTCTTCTTCGGTAGGGGCTATCAAGGTCTTTTCTTTTCTTGTTCTTTTACCTGCTCCTATAATATCCTCATCGGCTGTCTTGTAGGTTTGTCCTTCAAACTTAGCCTTTGCTACTTTAATATTACGCTCTGTTTTATCTACGATAGGATAGAAATGTTCTCCATAACAAACAAATATAAGCGGTTCTCTTGATTGCTTTGATACTGGATTGTAATACTCAATAAGTCCTCCATTAACATCATAAGCATACATAGATAAACCGAATTCGTTACAGAAATTTTCCAGTTGGTAAATACTAACTCCTGCTTCCAAAGGTTCTCCAACTTCTCCGTCAATTTTAAGTAACTCGTTAAGATATATTTCCGCTACGCTACATTCCATACCTTTATACATAATTTTTTTTCCTTTAAATTTTTCTTCTGCTTTTTTACCTATTTTTTTACTGAAGCCACTTTCATCTTTGTATCTCCATATTAAGAAGTCGGTAACGCATCTTCCTCTCCCTGTATCCCATACTTGTTCCTCCTCCTTACTTAGCCTTAAAGTTGTAAAACGCATTTTGAGTATATTTTTAGCTCCGTTTCTACCTACCTTACGCTGTCCTCCTGATGCCGTTGAATGAACTGCTCCTGATACTATATGGATACCTTCTCCTGTCTTTGGTTTAGGTATAAGTTCTCCATTTTCAGCCATAGCAAAACTATCAGGGTCAGCATCATCATAATTTTCCAAAGTTTCCTTGATAAGTTCTTGATATCTAAGATACGAATAATCCTTTTGATTTCCTTTTGTAGTAGTTATTGAAAATCCTTTATAAACATCTCGCCATTTCTTGCTGTCCTTATCATATCGTTTGAAGAAGACTTTATAGTTACCAATAAATTCTTCCGTATCGGTTTTCCATCTCTTGACAATTTGTTCCTTTACTTTATTAGCGTAGTATGAATTTGGTTCATTACTTGGAGTTACTTTCTTTGTTGTTGTTGAACCATCTTTACGCTTTATTTTAATATCTCCTACTCGCAGTTTGAGTTGCTGGGCAACGCTGGTTATACTCTTATCTCCTACCTTATAATAGTCTAATGCTTTCTCTAAATCGCTTTTCTTCTTCTTTGGAGCCATAGTTATAATATCTACAGATTTGATTTTTTGATTTTGTCCTTTCATTTTATATATATTAGATATCATTATATTTAAATTGTTTTCATATAATATTATTTATTTTTTTTATTTCAATTTTTTTTTTAATTATTTAATATTAAAAAAGGGCAATTTTAAAATTAAATATTATATAAAATATCCTTAACTCTAATTTGAGGTAACGGCTTTCTTGGACGACCAATAGCCTTTGGAGGATTTTCTAAGCGTAGTCGTTCTCTGTACTTTTTATTATTCTCTTTACAACGAGCGTTAAACTTCTCTTTCCATTCAGGGTCTTCCTTCGCTTCATTATAGTATTCTCTTTGTAATAGATTATATTTCTCTACATTCTTACTTCTATACTTATCAATAGCCTTTTTAACAGCAGGTGTATATGTTGATTTCTTTTCTTCAATTTCAACCTTTGATAAAGGTTGAGCCAAATGTATATTGATAATATCCTCCATTCCCTAAGTTATTATATATAAATAAGATATTTCTATATCTGTTTATACGAATATATATATTAATACTTCTTTAACAATTCATCTACTATTTTATCGTTTGTCTTTGGGTTATTAGAAAAGCAGTTAAGAAAATCATCATAGGCTTCAAATACATCATTTTTCTTAGTATTAAAGTTTTTAAAGTAACTAATAAATGCTAAACAAAAGTAACCGCATTTTTCAGACTTAAAGTCTTGTATGGTTCTATTATTAGAAGCAACAGGTTTATAAGGCATTAAAAAAGAATTAATCTCCTGAGCCATAGGTAAGCCAAAACTATCAAAGAAACAGCATTTCTTATTATCAAAAATTTTAAAGGCTACCCAGTGCGTTCCGTTACCATCAGCGTAGTCTTGTAAATTAATAATATAGCTACCCATTACCCTTTCCTTTGGTAACATATCCTTATTGAATACTCCTATCAAATCAAGCCTATCTTTTTCCGCCATATCTTCTAAATCAAAATTAGATAGCATTATAATATACTTTTATAAAAAGTATAGCAAAATAACTATACTTTTTATATACATTTAGTAGGCTTGTTGTAGTTTAGCTTTTTTCATCATTCCCAGTAAAGCAGGATTAATTCCAGTACTTGGTTTTTCAACTCTTCTTTTACTATTTTCAGATACCAACTGATGAACCCAGCAAGGAGTATCATCTATTTTAACAAGATGTTTTATATCAATATAATAATGGTCTTTATAGTCGTCAGTTCCTCTCTTACAAGTTCCTCCTATTTTAATTTTACTATCACCTCCATTAAGTTCATATGTTTCTTTTGTTAGTTCCCAAACATATAGTCCATCTTTAAATCCAAACCAAAAAAATACTCTGTATTTAGTATCATACTTATCGTTATCAAATTTCAGCAAGTTTTTAAATCCCTTCTTAATCTTGTTGTTGCCTATCATCGTATCCTCAAATTCATTATGGTAAAGGTCTCTTGTTTTTAGTTCTCCTGAAAAGTTTTTACCTATAAAATCAATACCAGCATATTTATAGTCTGTTTTAATAACATATCCATATAGGCTTTGTATAATAGGTTTATATATCAATTCATTTACTCTACCCATCTCTTCATACGCTAAATCTAATTCAGTTTTTACTTTATTCATTTATATATTAGATACTTATTTATCTTTAAATACTTTTATATCTAATATATATTATTTAATTTTTTTAGTTTCTTCTAAAACTTGTTTTAAAAGTAAGGCAGAATTCATTAATTTTGCTATAAGTTGAGTTTGTTTTTCAATCTTCTTATTTTTAAGTTTAGCCTTGTCTTTTTCACTTGTTCCATTTTTAAGAGAATTAAATAAGTTATTATGGTCTCCTTGTAAATCATCTATTAATCGTTGTAGGTAATTTTCATCAACTCTATTAACATTAAAACTTGACATCTAAGATAAGATAATATATTATTTCTTAAAAATTAACTTCGTTTCCATCAGCATCAACAAAACTTGCCTTTGATAACTTTTTCCCTAAATCTTTTTGAAGAGCCCTTTTACCTTCTTTCTTAGGATATTTTTTGTAATATGCTGTTCTTAAAGCAGGGTCACTCATAGCACACCCATAAGATAAATTGTTCTTACTCGCCCATTCTTTAATAAAGTCAGTCCAGTTAGTCATTCTATAGTATCCCTAAATATTTTATTTTTCGCTATATATCGTTAATTAAACTCCAGCAGGAATAAAAGAACCTCCTCTGTATCCAGCAGGTAGAAAAGAGCCACCGCAAGTTCCGCTACCCATTCTCGGTTTCATACTATTTCCACCATAACCCATACCCTGTCCTACCAATTGAGGACTACCAGCAATAAAGGGAGACATAGCAGGACTTGAATATCGTTGAAATGGACTACCAAGTTGCGTCATAGTAGATGGAGCAGAAGTAACATCTCTACTATCGGCTACTTCAAATCCTGATGAAATAGCACCACCGCTAACACTTCGTATAGACCTCATAGCGACATCATAAGCAGGAGTTAAGGAAGCACCTCTGCCCACCATTCTTAATCCACCTCTTGTTCTACGAGGAAGCCCTGAGCCTGACATAGACATTTCTTCAATCTTAGAGTTACCATAGTCATAAACCAAATCGGCTGCCGATGGATACCTACCAGCAAGAGCTTTTTGGGCTACTTCTCGCTCAGCACCTGATAGGTTAGCGTCAATATAGTCATCAATACCTTCAACGGCTATCATCTTGGCTTGACTTGTAGCACCTCTACCAGCATTTTTAAGAATATCCTTAGCATTCTTGCTATCAATTGCTCTATCTGCTGAACTAACGGCAACTCGTTCAAGAGCATTACCTAAAGCAGGATTACCTGTATATTCGGTTAATGCTTCGTTGGCTGCCTTAGCACCAAGTCGTACTGCTGTTTTACCTACATCTTTAGCAGCCTTAACTATCGCCTTTTTATTAACACCTGTAACTTTCTTAATAGTTTTAAATAGACCATATCCTTTACTGGCAGCATATCTATCAAGTCTTTCACCAGCCATATCTCCTATAATTTGTCCTGACATTCCAGTTGGGTCACCAGCCAACATAGATAAAGCACTTAAACCCTCAGGTAGAACATATTTAGTTCCTACATCAATTAATTCTCTGGCTATTTGTTTTCCTACTCCGCTATCAACAATAGTTTTATCAAAACCTCTCTTAATAACATTACCAGTATCTTTGTAAGCACTACCAACATCATAGGTTGCTTTCTTAAGGGTTTTACCAATCTTCTTTAAAGATATCTTTCCACCTTCGGTCATAGCAACTACATCTTCATCAGGTTTTAAAGCAATTCTTACACCCTTATTTTTTCTCATAGCAGTTTGGATACGCCTATGGGTAGCAGGCATTACCATCATACGATGCGGAGCGTCTCCATCAAAATTGCTGTTTTTTAAGGTAACAGCACCTCCGCATTTAAGCTTTCGCATTTGGGCTGGGGAGCATCTAATTCCGTATTCCATTATAAATATTATTAAGATAAAAATATTTATAATTAACGCCTAAATACTTCTCCAAATATAGGGTTTGGAGCAACTATATCAACCTTTGGTAAAGGTTGAGCCAAAATTTATATAATTTATAACTTTTTTGCTATACTTTTCTCAAAAGTATATTTACTTAGGCAATTCTTGCTCCAGTTCTAATATCAATAGTAATTTCTCGCTCAAACTCTACGAAGACCATAATATCAACTGCCGTAGCCAAAGGTGTAAGAAGTGTTCCTTGAATTTGGACTGCCTTAGAGACACCCTCTTCGCTTGGTAGGGAACGAGAGCAGTTTCCGTAGTAATATCTGTATAAGTATTGGAAGTCAAGTTTAGAAATTAATCCTGAAGAAAGAGAAGTAGTCAAAGAGCCGTTCAATTGGTTAGATGATACTAACTGCTCGTAATAGGTCTCAAAATCGTACTGGAGTTGATTAATAAATAAATTTTTACCGCTTATTTGGATTTGGAAATTTTGTATAACGATTGGGTCAGGTGAAGAAGGTGTAGAACAAAAGGGAGATAAAATAGTAGCACTTGTAGTAAAACCAACACCTGCCGTTCCGTTAGAAGCTCTTGGTAACAAAGGCAAGACCAATACCGAGCGGATATTAGGGATACCATTAGAAACAAGGATATTGAAAGGACTATTGGTAGGTTGATTAGGGAACGAGAACTGGAAGATATCGTTATACACCACTCGCTTTTGGTATGATAAGGAAAGATACCTTTGTTCCGCAATTGGCGAGAGGGTGTATGCTGGGGCGTATAGTCGTACTGATGTAAAGGGACAAGCATAAGTAGTATTCATAACGCTAAATTGAGTTCTAACGATAGAAAGAGCGACAGTAGTAACAATCGTAACAGGAGCGGCAACCGATGTAGGAGTAAGGGCAGTAGCACCTTGACCCAAGCCGTTAGAAGCGTATAGGACAGGATTTGTTCCACCACCTCCAAGAATAACAGGAGCAGTAGCCAAGTTAAGTAGAGGTTGAGCTACAACCGCACCAACAGCGTCAGTTTGTCCTGAGGTTTGGGAGATACCAAACTGGCACTGATTAGTATTCAAGTAGATACGCATAGTAGAGCCTTTCAACATAGGACACTTTTGGAAAAAATCCGCAATATCTTTGAGACGAATAACCGCATCAATAGTAAAGGAGCGTTCTCCAAAAACAGCCCCAGCAACCTTATTAGTAAAGGAGCGGAAAACTTGGGAGCAGTTAGCAGCAGACATAAGGAGACCTTTTTGAGAGGAGAAAATGTTAGCGGCCTGAACATCATCGTTGTAGTTAATATTCAATTGACGCTCGTATAGGGCATCATTAGAGCACTGCCTTACATCGCTTGAAGTTTGAGTAGCTCTTGTAGAAAGATTGTAAAACAATAGAGGAGCGGCTACTGGGAGACCAGTAATAGTAACAAAGGGAGCATTACGATTGTTAGTAAGACCACTTCCAGCGGCGGATAGGGTAATATTACCAGCGGCGACAGGAGCAACGGCAAGGTAAGCCCAAGACCTGCTATTATCAGGGGCAAAACCGCATACAGAGCCCCAGTTAGTAAGGTCGTCCTTAGACCAAGAGCTAATGTTCTTAAAGTTACAAAAAACATTCATAAAGGGCACTTGCTGGATAATGTTTCCGTTATTGAACTCGCAGGTAAGAGAGTGTATCATATTCCAGTAACCGCTTTTAAGACCTACAATAAAGTCCGCCGCCGTAGCAACGGCTAAATTGGCTACTGGGGCTTGAAGTTGGAGAACAAGAGGCATTAAAATAAATGCCTCTGACCAGTTAATATAAGAGCCTGAATTGGCTAAGGGGGTTGTATCAAGGACAACCTGAGAGGAGTATGAGCCGTTGTTATTATCATTAACATATAGCCACTGCTTATCAACAAACTCGCTTGAGGAGATTTCGGTATTGACGCTTTCTTCAAACACTATGCTATCCATTATAAATATTAATAAGATAAAAATATTTATAATCTACGCTTAATTATACCTTTTAAAAAGGTATAGCCAAATTTTGCTAAACTTTTCTCAAAAGTTTAATTACTCAAAGGTTATATATTTCTTTGGTATATTGGATTTCTTAACCTTAATATTTTGTAAAATCCTTGTAGGTTTAACTACTCCTAAATCTGTATCGTATGCTAATTGTTTAAGTCCGTTACCTTGTAATTTTCTTCTATGGGGTTTAGCTTTAATCTTACCTCCGCATCCGCAAGTATTTCCTCCACCTGCTCCACTTGTAGATTTCCTTAAATGATGGATAAACATTCTATAATATACAAGAAGAAGATATTTGGCTATACCTTTCTCAAAGGTATATTTAAAGCCCTAAATCTTCGCCAGGGTCGCTAATAACCAATTGAATAATCATATTAGGGTCTTGTATTGCTACAGGTCTAAAGTTTTGGTCTATAAACTGGACGTTAAATCTATTATACTGGGCAGGTAATACATCTATAAAGACGTACTGATTTGGAGCAATAGAAAATTGCTGACCGATTGTTCCTACTGGAGCAAAGGAGTATATCAAGTTGTTAGGGACTGCGTAGTTGTTATTGATTAGGGAGCAAGTTAAAATAAAACTGCTTAATGGCGTAACCTGAGGAGCAAAAGTAGATACGAAAGTTTGAGTTACTGTATAGGCTGGTGTTTGGACTTGGGCTGGAGGGACACCTACAATAGTAGCGTTAGGATAAGTTCCAGCAGCAAAACCTATTACTAAACCGAATGCCTGAGGAGAAGCAGGGACTATTAATTCAGGAACTATAATATTATTAGGTAAGACCCAAGTAGGAGCAGCAGGTAAAACCCATACATTAGCAGCGGCAATAGCAACACTAATAGTATAACAATTTACTTCAACTGCGTAAAGGGTTGGATTAATATTGAATTCCATTAGATAAACAAAAGCACCAGTAGCAGTTACTAAATAGTGTCCGTTTTGAACCATAACAAAATGTAGGTAGTTGTTTAATGCTGGGACATCGTAGAAGCCGTCAGGCATAAGAACTACATATGTTATTCCATCAACCCATCTATAAGAGTAAGTATTATTTCGGTTAAGAGCAGTTATATTAAAGGTTGAATAATACATCTGTAAAGACGCTAATGCTACCTTTTGACCTTTCTTTAAGTTAATGTTACCACCAGCAAACTCATACGACAAAATAGAGTTATTTGTTCCTTGAACGATATTAGTGCTATTGAGTATAAGGGTTCTCATTTATATATACTTCTATAAAAAAAGTATAGCAAACTTCCTTAAACTGATAATTCCATTAACAACTCTAAACCTTGAGCTTTTCTAATTCTTCCATCACTCATCATCTTTACCACCAAGCGTCTTAACTCGCTGATAACCTTTGGATTATTATTACCTGCTATATACTCACCTTTCAAAAGTTCAAATCGTTTATTTTCCTCTTCGTCCGTAGAAGTAGTTGTTCGTTTAAGCCCTAAACCATTCCATACACCAGCCCCAATTGACATTTCCTCAAATACTTTTCTTTCTTGAGGAGAAACCTGATGATAAACCCTTACATTAGGCTTACCAGTTTCTAATAAGTCCAACATAAAGTCTCTAAATATATCGCTAACTGCCATAGGTTTAAATTTAGGTATCTGTCCTAAACTTTTATACTTAACATTTAACATATCTTGTTGTTCTAACTGAGGTATATGGATAGCGTATTTACCAAATTGTTTATAACTTGGGGTTTCCTTAACTGCTATACCTCGTCCAACGATAACTCTTGGTCTTGGAGCAGGATTAACTCCGTTACCTAAGTATCTATAATTATTCATAACTCCTTGTCCCATAATAGGCTTAATACCTCTACCAAATTTCGCCCTAAATAAGTCTCTAAGATTGGTATTTTCCCACCATACCTTTTGTTTTTTCTCTGCTCCCTCTGTTTTTACTAAGTCGTTATAATTAACTGGATTACCATTTCGTAAGTCTCTAAGTTGAGCGGCTATATCAGGGTGTATTTTTAAGGTAGCCTTCATTTCTGCTAATGTTGCGTTGTCTAATGATATGGAAGATGCTAAGGTTTCTTTACTTTCTGCCGTAGTTCCTGTAATATCGCTTAACTCTGCTAAATCAATAGCTCCTCTTGGCTTCATTTCTAATATAGCATTTTGAACTCCTTTGCTCTGAGACTCAAAATCAGGGCTTCTAACTTGAGTTCCTGTATCAGCATTATAATATATATTTTGTAAATTTTTCTGTTTTAATGTTCCTATGGTTCTTGATTTAACTTCTCCAGTCCTTAAACGTATAGAAAATTGTCTTTCTTCATCTAAAAAAGCCATAGCAGCTGCTCTATCTGCTTCATATTGTTTTTGTTGTCGTTGTTCAGCTCGTAACTCCTCTTCTAATTGAGCCGATATGTCATCTTCATCTCCTGCCCTATTATACGAAGCCGTAGCAGTATCATCATCATCTCCTGCTCTCCTTGAAGGTCTTCCTACTCCTGCTGGTAATCTCGCTAACTCTTCCCTTACAATATCTCGTACTCCTGCTAAGTTTAGTTCAGCATTAACTATATTCTCTTGCCTACCCTGAGGTATAGCATTTACTAAACCGCTAACGGCATCAAAAAATAATCGTCTATCTACTCTTTCGTCCTGTATCATAGAGGCTAATTGTCTAAGCTGAGCTTGGTCTGGCATATCTCTAAATTGAACTAATAGTTGGTCCATAATGCGTTGTTGTCTAACAGGGTCTAAATTTTGTAATGCTTGTAAATCCCTTGCGGTAGGTAGTAAATCTCGTAACCTATCTAAATCCCTTAACATCTCTTGGCCTACTATTCTACCATCTTGGGCTGCCCTTCTAATATATTCAATAACGGCTGGGTCAGGTATAATAGCTTGTAGTTCTGCTATATTATTAATGTTACCATTAAGTCGTCCATTATTTGGATTAAATACTCTAAACCCTACTGCTCCTTCTAATTCTTCGCTATACTTCTTAAAGTATTCTACCAAAAAAGTAGGGGTAATAAGCTTAGGGTTAAATCGCTTCTTAATATCAGCCTCTAATGACGGAAAATTTAAATTTATATCTTGTATAATAATCTCCCCATCGTTTCTAACAGCGGATATAACGGCTACGGCTTCCTGAGGTCGTAATCCTAATTTCTCTAAATTCTTTCGTAGGTCGTCTTCTTGCTTAGCATCATCTCCTAAAAGTTCCTCAGGAGTTTTCTCTTGGCTCTCTAATAGAGTTGCTGGTTGCCCCATTTTAACGGCTTTTCTTGCGTTAGCAATATTTTTATCGTTAGCAATTTGTAATGCTATTGTTTCGTCTTGCGTAATCTTTCCTTTAGCCATATCGCTTGGCTTCAATCTTGGAGGCATCATATAGTTCGGCATTATACTATATAAAAACAAAATTATTTTTATAAAATACTCTAAATTTATAAACTTTTTAGAAAAGTTTAGCAAAAATTTATACTACCTCCTCCCCTAAAACATATATCTCATCAAAGTTCTTTCTAAATCTACTATCTTTATCTCCCTCTAAATCTATAAGTAGGAAATCCTGTTTGGACTGCGTAGCATCGTCATATATCTTTTTCAATTCTTTCTTCTCTATACCTAAAGAACATTCTCTACATATCATCGTTAAGTTTTTCATACTGGACACTTGCTTAATAATTAAGTACGATATGTTATCTCTAATTAGTTTAGGGACTGCGTAGAAGCTCTGCGATATATATATGATACTGGCGTTTTTCTTACGAGCCCTAATGAAGAAGTCGGCAATAGGTCTTTGTTGTTTTAATGGTTCATTAACCAAGTCGTCTAAAACTATTAAATTATTTTGTTCCTTATCTAAACTATCTACATCAGGTAGTTCGCTAATACCCTCCTTAATAGTTAATCCTTCCTTACCTAACTTGTCCTCCAAGTAGTTATATAGCGGTTCATCTTTGTTTTTCGTTACGATAAATATCTTCTCAAATGTATCAGGCATATTGTATAGCAAATTTAGTAGAGTTTGAGTTTTTCCTGAGCCAGAATTTCCTGCTATAATCATACGAAATGGTAGTTTAATATGATGAATGTCAAAGTGGGGGTTATGGGATTTTAGAAGAAACTTCTTAGGTATTTTCTTATACCAATCAACTATCTCAGCTTTCTTTATAGACGACATTATATACATATACTTTTATAAAAGTATTGGAGATATTTACTTAATTAAAGTGTTTTGCTATACTTTTTATAAAAGTATTATATATAAGATGAGTGTAAATCCTCCACCAAGTCCTAATGTAAATCGTTTTAATAACTTATACTGGATATCCGCCGATGATGGTCTTACTATTGGAGTAGGAGATTTAAGATACTTAAAGTTTCCTAACGCTCAGGGAACAGAAACTTTACTTGCTACAAATGTTAATGGAACATTAACCGCTACTGGTCTTGCTAATTTTACAAATGTTAATCCTCCTACTTCAACTGCTACCCAACCTGCTTCAACTGATGCTACATCAAAAATACCTACTACTGCTTGGGTTCAAACAGCGGTAACAGCAGGTTTAGCATCTTTACCTCCTGCTGGGTTTCAAGAAGGATTAATCCTACAAGATAAAAATTATAACTATGATGCTATTGTTGGTATCGCTCAAAATTCTATATTCGCTGCTGCTTATACTGGAAATTGCTTTGCTGGTAGTGCTAACAATTCTATATGCGGTTTAACAACAGGGTCAGGTGCTGATGTTTGGTTTTTTCTACCTGTTGGAACAGGGGGTGCTCCTCAGGTTGTTTTTAATTCCTTAGCCTTTGCTCCTGATATTCTTGTATTTTCTGCTGATGGAAATTATGGTCTTCTTTTGGGTGAAGCAGGAGGTGTTAATCAAACGCCAGTTTATCGTTGGTATAATAATACTTTCACTATAACTACCGCTCCTCTTTTATTTTATAGTTGCGCTTGTATATCTGCTAACGGAAAATATATGCTTATAGCAGATGTTTCAGGTAGTGAAAAATGTAGATTATCTTCTAACTATGGGGCAAGTTGGATTAGAGTTGGTGGAGTAGGTATATGGTTTGATGTTGCTATGTCAGCAACAGGAAAATATATGATGGCAGTATCTCAATTTCAAGATGTTTATATATCAAGTGATTATGGTGCTAATTGGGTTGCTGGTGGTGTAGGGACGAGGTCTTGGTACAGATGTTGTATGAGTGCTAACGGACAATATATGATAGCATTAGCAAATGATAATGGTAATCCTGATAGAGGTTCTTCTTCTAACGATTTTGGAGTAACTTGGACTTCTATGGGGTCAGACCAAAAATGGGTTCAAACTGCTATGACTGATGATGGTAGGTTTCAGGTTGCTTGGTATTCTCTTGGATATTATTATAGCACTAATTTTGGAACATCTTGGACTGATACAGGAGCAGTTAGTCCTTTGCCTCGTATGACTGATGAAGGAAGGGCTATGTTTTCTAATCAAGGTAAATATATAACTGGGAATGATGGTAATAACCTTAATTATTCAGTCTTTACGGAACTTTGGTAGGATTATTATATTGTTATATATTATGTTATCAGAGGTGTTTTGGGTGGCGTTCGTAGCAACAACAAGTGCTATGGTTATCAAATTGGCTTCACTTTGCTTCAAAAGTAAATGTAGAGAATGCTCTGTTTGCGGAGGGCGTATTAAGATTATAAGGGATATTGATGCTGAAGTTAAAGAAGAAGAGTTTAGGACTAATAGTAAAGATAAGGAAGAAGGAGAAGAAAAATAATACCTTTAAGAAAGGTATAGCCAAAAATTATATAAGTATTATATAATATGACTAACTCCCCTAAGGCTGAAAAAGTAGAGAAAGTATCTAATCCTATAATGGTATTAGAAAAAGCAAGAGAATTATTTGGAGAGGATACTAATATAGGATTTTCTACCGATAGTAAAAAAAAGTATATGATATATGACCCTGATAATAAAGTATGGGTTCATTTTGGAGATATAAAATACCAAGACTATACTAAACATCAAGACGACATTAGAAGAAATAATTATCTTACTCGTAGCGGTAATATTAAAGGTAACTGGAAAAATAATCCTTATAGTCCTAATAATTTAGCGAGAAATTTGTTATGGTAGAATTATATATATTTTATAAAAGTATAATATATATGCCCTATAATATAAGAAAACTACCTAATCAAGATTTGTATAGAGTTTATAATAAGGATACAAAATCAGTCCATTCATACTCTACTACATTAGAGAATGCTAAAAAACAAGTAGCCTTATTGGAAGAAATTAAAGAAGGAGGAAGTTGTTGGGAAGGATATGAACCAATAGGTATGAAAAAAAAAGATAACAGACTTGTTCCTAATTGCGTTCCTATTAAAGTAGGGGGTGCTATAAGTAAGAGTGAAAAAATAAAACTTACAAAAGAAATAAAATCTATTAGTGAAGAAGAAGCAAAGGAAAGTTATTTAGACCTTGCCGATGAAAAAACAATACCCCCTTCTACTTCAACCAAAGGTAATAAATTTGTAGATTACTTTACTTTTAATGAAAGATTGGAAACAACAGGTAATAAAGGTTTATCTTTTTGGGATTTTTGGGAAAATAAAAGCGAATATATGAAGAAGACCTATGTTAAAAATATACTTAACTATTATAAAAAAGAAGGAACAAATGCTAATTCTAATCCTGTTAAAAATCTATATAAAATTTTTAAATTGTATTTCGGTTCTGTTGGTATATTTAAACCAGTTATTGCTATGAGTATTTATCATAGGTTTAAACCTACCTCTATTTTAGATTTTACTATGGGTTGGGGTGGTAGATTAGTTGGTGCTGCTGCTTTAGATATACCTAAGTATATTGGTATTGACCTTAATAAGAATTTAGAAAAACCTTATAGGGAAATGGAAAAAACCTTAAAAGAACTTGGAACCAGTACTGATATTAAACTTATTTTTCAAGACGCTTTAAAGGTTGATTATTCAAAGTTAGATTATGATATGGTTTTTACCTCCCCTCCTTACTATAATAAAGAAATATATAGTGGAACAGATAAAATGACTGAAGAAGAATGGAATGAAAAATTTTATAGACCTATATTTGCTAAAACTTGGAAGTATCTTAAAAATGGTGGTCACTATATTTTAAATGTTCCTATTGCCGTATATGATAATGTTTTGGTAGATTTGTTAGGAAAAGCAGATATAATTATTCCTATGAATACCAAAAGGGCTATGTCTAACAAGTTAAAACAAGCCGAATATAAAGAATATATCTATGTATGGGTTAAAAAAGAAAAACAAGGAGGTTTAATAAGGGCTAATTCAAGTATGGAAGATTTAATATATAAACTTACCCCTATTGAAAAAAAAGGAAATAATTGGATTAAGAGAGATGATATGTTTGAATACGCAGGACAAAAAGGCGGTAAAGCAAGGGCAGCTTTATTTTTAATAACTAACGGACAAAAACCAAAAAGTATAACTACGGCTGGTAATAGAAACTCTCCTCAGATTAATATTGTAAGTAGTATTGGTAAAAAACTTGGTATTCCTGTTACTGCCTTTACTTCAACAGGTGAATTAGGTAATGAAGTTAAAATAGCCAAATCTAAAGGGGCTGATATTAAACAAGTAATGTATGGCTATGAAAATGTTATAAGTTCTAACGCCAAAAAATATAGCGAAAAAAATAACTCTTTACTTATTCCTTTTGGAATGGATACCGAAGAAGTCCACCCCCTTACGGCTAATCAAGTTAAAAATATACCTAAAGATGTTAAACGAATTGTTGTTCCAGTAGGTAGTGCTTCTTCAATAATAGGTATTGTAAAAGGGGTAAAAGAATATAGACCTGATATAAAAATACTCGGAGTTGTTGTAGGAGCAAATCCTTTAAGAAAATTAAATAAATATGTTCCTGATTGGAAAAAATACGCTAAATTACAAAGGTTATCTATTCCATATCAACAACCAGCAACTATAACGAATTTTAAAGGTATTGAACTTGACCCTTATTACGAAGCCAAAACTATTCCTTATATTAAAGATAATGACTTATTATGGATTGTTGGGGTAAGAGAAGGTTTAAAATTAGGGGGTAGTATTGGAACAGACCTTTTTGAAACCGATGGGGTTGTATCTATACCTGAATTTAGAAGTATATCAATAACTCTACCTACTTATATGTTTAAACGGCTACCTGATATGAAAGGTAAGCCTCCTCCATATAGGTATCGTTTGGTTATACCTATTACTAAGTCAAGAAATATAAGTTCAAGAAAGTTACAGACATCTCTTGATATAACCCAAAAAGCCGTAGATAGACCTATAGCAGATGTAGATGAAATTCCTGATGAAGAAAAACCAAGATTGGAAGATTTTAGTCCTGATGATAGAGATAAGATTAAAAAATACTATGAAAATATAAAGACCGCCGAAAAGAAAAAACTAACCCCTGATGATATAGATAAGGATAAGTACGATATTAAACAGAGAGGCCTCCCTTGTTACTTATACGAGAATTGCCGAAAACAAGGGTTAAGATTTAAGGAAAATGAAAAACAACCTAAGAAGAAAAAAGAACCTAAGGAAAAGATGGGACGTATAAGACCTACTCCAACTGACTTTGAAAGGGGTAGTAAAAAGAATAGATATTATGATAGAGGTGAAGAAGAGATTGATTTATTTGCTGCTTTAGTAAGCAAAAGTAAAGAAACTGATAGCGATTATAGCGAACCAAGTGATAAATCTTTCAAGTCTAAAACATCTACCAAGATTAGTAAGGATATTGTTCCTATTAGGCGTAGAGGAGCTATTGACGCTCCTTCTAAGAAAAAGGGTTCGGTTGTTGCTGAAAGGGTTGCTAATATTGAAAAGAAAGTAGCAAAGGCAGCAGAAGAAAAGAGACCAGTAGGAAGACCTAAAGCCCAAAGAAGAAGATTAGAACTTGCTGGAGAAGAAGAAAGTCCATTTGCTTCATTAATAGCAAGAGTAAATGAGGAAGATGAGGAAGAAGAAAAGAGACCAGTAGGAAGACCTAAAAAACAAAAAAAGAGAGTAGTTCTTGTTGAAGACCCAGATGAACCTGTTAAGAAGAAAGTCGTTAAAAAGAAAAAACCATTAATAATAGAAGAAGATGATGAAGATGAAAAAACTGGTAATGGTTTAGAAAATAAAATATTAAGTAATAATAAAATGCCGAATAAATGGATTACATATGTTAAACAATATGCTTCTAAAAATGGTATATCTTATAGCGATGCTTTAAAAGACCCTAAGTGTAAAGCAGGTTACAAAACTGGTTCAGGTATCAATAAGACTTTTCATACCCAAGATTTAGTAGCCCATTCGTATAACGATAGCGAATTAGGGGCTAATGCTGGAAAGAAATATATCAGTCTCTAAATAAACGATATTATAAGTTATTATATAATATAGTTTCTACTTACATTCCTTAGCCTCTGATAAGCTACTTGGTAATGTTCCTATCCTAATATGTTCCTCTTGAAATAAAGGCTTTATAAATCCTTTCCTACGCTCCTCATTAAATATCTTAATGTATTTTCCTTCTAATGCCTTAGACCAACCATCTACGAACTCTTTAAGTTTTGGTATAATTTCATCTAACTTAGTACTGATTACATCAAAGTCTTTATTATCAATTATAGCCGTAGGAAACTCATTCATCTCAAAAAAGGTTTTGTTCTCTCTACTAAATTCAACCATACCTTGAAATAGATAAGATACAGCGTAGCAATTAATAATGTTCAGTAATAACCTAACTAAATTCTTCTGAGTAAGTTTAGGCTCTCCAGTCTTAATGGAATGGATATAGGAAGATATATCTATCTTTAATGATGACATACCAAGTTCAGTAAGACAACCTTTGTTATGCCATTCTATATAGTTTAGTATTGAAGCCATATATAAAAATAAAGTATAGTCATTTGTAGTATCTTCAATCCATATAGTTCTTTGTTCTATAACTTTATCTTTAAATGTTTGTTTTTCTTCTTCTGCTCTTTCAGCAAGTTCCTTGTCAGTTTCTGTAGGTTCTACTTTTTCAATAGTCATATATAAATACTTTATATTTTAATTATTCCTAAATAAACGAAAAATGCCCTTTTTTATAATATCTAATCTATAAAAAAAATATATATTATTACTTACCTTAAATTTTTATCCTTTGGCTTAGCGATTTACTTCTTATTTTTCTTCCCATTACGCTTGTTACTTACCTTTGCCTTCTTTGCTCCTAACTCTGTCAAGTCTAAAATTGGTTCATTAGAATTTTCTATAAATTTTTGTATAGCAACAATTTCTGTCATAGCTTGTTCTACGTTGTTAGCGTCTAAAATTATATCGGTGCTTATTCCTTCTATAATAGCAGTTGTAACCATTTGAGATGTCTTTCTATCTCCAAGCATTCCATTCCAGCCGTTACTCATTCCTGATACTTTATTAAAGGCTGGCGGTTTTGTAAAATCTTCTGTTAATGAATTTTCAATAGCAATCCTACAAATGTTACAATATTTCCTATGTCTTATAATTTTTTTATTAACTTCCTGAGGGTGTCCTTTAATAGTAAAACCGCAGGTTGATTGAATAGTTCTTTGTTGTCCTCCGTAATTAAACATTTTTGTTATTGAGTATTGTTGTAATATACATTTAGTTTTATATTTATAAATCATTTCACTTTTTTTTTTAATTAGTAAATATCAAATTTGCCCTTTTTTACATTTGTAGAATTAAAAAAAAAGTTGAAATGAATTTTATATTTTATAGGAAAGATAATTATTAAGAATATACAACTTTAAAAAGCGAATTTATAACAAACTAAAAATGTCATCAATTAACAAAATTCCTGATGAAATCTTAAATAGTATTTTATCGTTTAGACTGGCTCACCCTTTGACAGCATTAATGCGAGAGGCTCAATTATTAATGGCTGAAGATGTTTATCTTGGCGATGAGGACTTGGGAGTTTATTTAACATATGGAACTTTTACTGAAATGACAACCGCCGCTGAAGATGTTGGGTGTTTTAAAACTTTATTATGGAATATCGTTGATGAGGGCGATGGAGACTGGAGCGGATATTGCGATAGAGTGCGTCAAGACTACGAGCAGATTTACTTATCATATGGCGTTTATGGAATATGGAACGACGAAATGGAAACAAGACTTCAACTAAATAAACAAAAAAGTAGAATAGATGAATTATTATGTAATATTAGAGGCTTAGCATTTAATTAAATAGTTTTATAAAAAATAAAAAGGTTTCCAATAAGGATTTGTAATAGGCATAAGCCTTCCTTTTTTTTTTTCAACTTTATAGTTAATTATACAATATTAAATTTGCCCTTTTTTAGATATTTAGAATTAAAAAAAAAATTGAAATGAATTTTATATTTTAGTTGAAATGTATATTATCCAAAATGAATACCGATTTAATCAATAACTTAAATGCTACCGCCGTTAATATTATGGGGGAATTACAAAATTTATTAGTAGAAATACAAGAAACAGAATTACCTAATCAAGATGACTTATATAATGAGTGCCTTATGGAAGTTGAAACCGATGATGCTGAGGAGAGTATAGTTCAAGCGTTTATGAAAATAAGTAAAGCCTTAACCGATGCTATGGAAGGAGATAGTATTGAAGACTTCTTTAAACCTACTCTTACTGAGCTTCCACCTGCTTTACAAATGATAATTGATATTGAAGCAGTATTAGTCCGTCCGTCCGTCAAGAAGGTTTTAAAAAGATTAGACAAGAAACTTAATCCAGTAGAGAAAGTTATACCACTTACTGCTTTTGAGAAAGTAGGACGAGTAGGTTGTAAAGAATGTCCTCGTTGCCCTTATTGGTATGTAGGGGAGAAAGGACTAAGAGACCATATGACAAGAGACATATGTAGTAGAGTTGCCGTAGGACAAGTATTAAGACCAGCCAATCCTGATAAGGTAAAAGTAGATGGTAGAAAGATATACTGGCCTGTTAAAAACTTGGAAGGAGCTATGCCTCGCTGTATCCTACAACAAAGACTTAAACAAGAAGAACTATCAGATGAAGAGTATGACGAAGCAGATACTGAAGATACCGAGAGTACTGGACGATGTTCAGTATGCGAAGGGAAGATGTCAGGCTTGGATAATGGAAGCGACGATTGCTATTGCGACTATTGCTACGATTGCGGAGAGAGACTTTTAGAAGGAGAAGACCATACTAACAACGAAGAGATGGTATGCGACAAGTGCTATAAGGAAGAAGAAGTTGTTACAAAAGAAAGTCCATATGATGAAGACGGATTTTGTAAGTATTGTAATTGGAATAGTTGCTACGGAGAAAGTCATATCGTATATTGCGGATATGGAAATTGCGTTTATATTCAAGAGAAGTATGGAGTGCTACAATTAAAGGAAATGATGGATAGCGAATTTGTAGAAGAATTAGAAGAAGAAGAAGAAGACTATCTACAACAGGAGGAAGCCTATAAGGAGGGACAGAAGACAATAGCCGAAGAACAAAATTTAAAATTAGTATGTTGCCTGAACTGCGGATTGAAGAAGTATGTTAAAGAAGAAGAAGACAATTATTATTATTGTAAAGGAAGTTGTTTAGGATTTTAAGTAGAATAGTATAATAAATTTAGAATAAAAATTAAGTAGATTTAGAAATATTTTAAAGTAAATTAATTAGTTATATATTTTTTTTTGTTAATGCGTTTCAACTTTATAGTTAATTATACAATATTAAATTTGCCCTTTTTTAGATATTTAGAATTAAAAAGAAAATTGAAATGATTTTTTTCTTTTACAGGAAAGATAATTATCCAATATATGAACGCTTTAAACGAAATCAAAATGAATACCGAAATCAATACCGAACAAACTGAAATTAATATTATCGCTTCGGCGGTTGTAGTGGGAGGGGAGCAAGAGGAATTTACTTTAAATAAAAAACCTAAAAAAGTTGTTATTAAAACAGGAGGAGAAAAGAAGATTGTAACCAAAAAGGAAGAGACCAAAGAACCTGAACCAAATCAAAAAGTTAGTGCTACCGATGACGACGAAGAAGAGTTACGAGAGAGTGATAGACTACTTGAAATCGCTATGGAGCGTAGTAAGGCTATCCGTTTGAAGAAAGCATTAGGAAGTCAGGCTATGACTATACTGGATAAGGTAAAAGAAACTTTAACCCTTGATATTAACCATAATAGGAAAGCAATTGCTACGCTACGAGCGGAGAACAAAGACTTTGAAGACCAATTGGAAGTTATCAATTCTATCAATCCTGAGACCGACGATGTAGTATTGTTCTTACAAGAAAACTACAAGGCATATATTGATGAGGTTATTGATACTCAAGTCAGTAAGGAAGTAGCCGCTAAGGTTGCCCCTGTAAAAGCAAGTTCAGGAGGAGCAACAAGAGTAAGAGCAGTAATCAATACAGAGGATAGACTAAATGCTATTCCTGACCGATTGGTTCTACGAGCATCAGGAAAGCATAAGGTAGATAAGGAAAGAGTAGTAGTATTGGATATTATATATAGAGCCGAGACGCAGACTTTCTATCGCTATGGAAAAGGAGAAAAGACCGAGTATAAAATATTACAAGACGCTAACAGAGAATGGTGCTTTGCGAGAGGAATACCAAAAGACAGGCTTGAAAATGGCTGGGAAATGTTTAAGGCTATTGATAAGCAAGGAACATTAAAGCCTCAACCAATCCAACATATCCATACTGCCGAAGGAAACTGGACGACCGATATGGCACCTGAAACATTAGCAAGATTTGTAGATAAAAAATTTAAGTTTTAAGTAGATATTGTAGTTTTATTAGATATATAATATGTAGCAGGGGTTGGGACTAACCAGCGTAAAATTCCATCTATATTACCATAAGGTAAA